GGATCGAGGAAATGCTGGCCGACGTGGCGGCGGAAGACAAGGCGACGATGATCGCGTTGTTGTCGACCATGAAGCGCAGTTTGCGGGTGGATGACGGGGTGTAGCTGGTCCCCCCGACTGGAATCGGGAAAAGGGCGGAAGCCTGCATGAATGCTGGCTTCGGTAGTAAGGGGGTAGAGCAGATACCAACGAAAGTACCAGCAGGCGTCACAGGCTCAGTCGCCGAACCGCACCGCCCATTCTTGGATGTACGCCGGGCCTGCATCGCCCTGCGGTCGCTCTTCACCTTTCAGCAGCAAGCCAGCGCTGTTCATCGTCGTCAGGCGGGCTTCGTACAGCGTCGGAACCAGTGGGTCACCGACCTGGCTGCTTGGGTCGGTGACGTTGGCCACGATCGATGTGCCAACGCCGTAGACGCGCACATTGCCCTCAACTGCTGGCGCCGCGCCAATGTCGCGATCCGACAGTCGTTTGCCGTGGTGGCGTAGGCGTTTAACTTTCCCGAGCATGGCCAGAGTGTAGCACCGTTGATTTCGGTCAAACTCTGGTAACGAATGGTCGATACTATTTGGGAATGAACAAACGAACCGATCGTCTGACCGCTACGCACGTCGACCTGGCCGTCAATGTGGCCGCCGCTTTCAACTTGGCTGCCGGGGTTCGAGCGCTGCACGAGCAGGGCGTATCCCCCGCGATCGTGCAGCGGGTGCTCATCGATGGTGGGCCACAGCGCGGCACTACTTCGGCTAGGCCTGAACCGTCTTCGCGTGGCGCGCAGCGCACGTAGCGGGTTGCTCAAGCAGCGCGATCACACAGAGTGACGTAGTGCATTGGCGCGTTAATGCACCCTGCTTAATTTTTCTCAAGCAACAGGATCAAGCGCGCGTCCTGCCATAATCGGCTCATGGAACAACGAACCGATCGCCTCACCGCCGCATACGTTGACCTGGCTGTCAGCGTCGCTACCGCGTTCGGCCTGGACGCCGCGGTACGCTTTCTTCACAAGCAAAAAACAGCACCCGCTATCGTACAGCGCGTCCTCATCGAGGGTGGGCCGCGTCGAGGGGCTCTCCCATCAGGCGCTCCATCATAGCCTCCACAGCCAGGGAATCGCATGCCTCGCCAGCGATGACCACCAGCTGCGGCAGCCGGTCCTTATGCTCCTGGTGAACGGTCAGAACGTGGCCACCGCCGCCGGGCGTGATGATGTTGATGTCGAACTGCATCAGCGCTGCTCCAGGTACCGACTGGCGCCGAACATGCGCACCGCCAGCACCATTGGCGTGCGGCGCCATGCCGGTTCGCCACACGCGGTCAGTGCCTCGCCGTAGATCTGGTCGGCCAGATCGCGCGGTACCAGGCCTTTTTCGTAGAGGAAGTCGTGAACGACAGCCGCCTCGTCACCAATGCCGCCGAACAGCCAGTACGTGAGCGGCGCACGCGGGACGGAGGCATAATCGGTGACGAAGTGTTCCGGCACGATGATCAGGTCGGCCAGCAGCGGCGAGTAGTAAACAAGGGGCGCCAGCAACACGCGATCCTTGCCAAAGAGCAACACTCGCTCATCACGCAACTTCGTCAGGAACTCGCCACCTTGCTGGGCTAGCGGGGCATCATTTGGCTTGGCGAGCATTGCGCACCTCGTCTCCGGTGTAGGTGCCGGTGCATTGCATGGCCAGGTTCGAGCAGCCGGACAGGGCCAGGAGGAGGAGGGCGAGCAGCAGGATGCGATTCATGGCGTGCCTTTCAGGTTGTCGTACTGGGACATGTTCCGGCCGCGCATGATCGAGATCAGCAGGTCGGCATAGTTGGGATCGGTGGCGTAGCCGGCCTTGGCGACAGCGCGGGCCCAGCCTTCGCCCGTCTTCTCTTTGAAGCAGGGCGCGTAGCGCGGGTTCACCTTGAGGAAATTCGCGTGGTCGACCATGCACTCGGCCCAGTCCTTATAGGCGCGGAACTTGTCGATGACCTGCGTGCGCACGCCCTTAATGACTTCATGAGTTGTGACGAGCGTCACAGGCCCTTTCCACTTCGGGCCCGGCTTGATGCCGAACAGGTTGCAGCCTGGCGCACGCGCGCCCCAGCCGGATTCGAGTGCTGCCTGCGCCAAGATCAGGCTTGTGGGGATGCCGATGGCGCGGTGCGTTGCTTGTGCTGCGGGCAGCAGCATGTTGATGAATGCGGTTGGCGGCATGGTCATTGCTCTTTCTGCGGCGGGTCGGCGGGGAGGTTCAGCTTCGAGTTCATCAGCGCCTCGAACTTGAACAGGGCACGCGAACCCATGTGGGCGGCAATGCCGACCAGGGCATATTTCATGGGAGAGGAGGCGCCGGCTGCGTCGCACAGGTGGGCGGTGATGATCCCGGTGAACCCGGAGACACACAGCTCGCCGACCAGCTCGGTCAGGTTCCAAGCACGCGGGTGGCCGTCGCGCATCTTGCGCACGAAGCTGGCCCAGCCGCCCCAGAAGGAAATCGCGATCAGCAGCGCCCAGCTGAGCAACGTGTCGTAATCAAAGCCGCCAGATGGCGGGTTGGAGGGGGTCATATAGACCTTTCGGAAATAGAAAAGGCCACCCGGAGGTGGCCTATAATTGGTGAAACTACATGGGGTGCAAATGTCCTACGATCCAATCCAGCTGGGCGCGGCGCTCGCTTTCATCTTCAATGCGTGGTGGGCTTCACGGCGTAAGTAGCCGACGCTGCCGTTCCTCCTCCGTCTCCAAGTCCATGAATGCCGCCGGCGAAAGCAGAAGCCCCTTCTGACCGATTGGCATAGGCTGGCGTTTGCCGGCCAGCGTGCGCGGCACGTCCAGCGCGCGGCCCGACTGAAATCCGACCTTGATGCTTTCCAGCGGAGCGCCGATGGCTGCCTGGCCAAACGGGATCTTCGACAGTACTGACTGGCTCAAGAGCCGTTCAGCCATGCCGCCCAGCGCGCCAGCCGTGTTCGAGTTGTTCACCGCTGCGCCGCTCGGCTGGAACTGCTCGTAACGCGATACGCGGCCTATCGCCTTCAACTGCTGGATTTCCTCGGGTTGGAAGAAAAGGCGCAGCTTGCGTTCGCCGATCGTGTCGAGCGCCTTCACGTACGTGGCGCCGGCGAAGTTGCCGACCTCGTCCGCTTGGCCGTTCAGCGCCTTCGATTTCAGGTGCCCCAGGATCTGCTCGCGCACGGCATTCATCGCCACCGGGTTCGCCTTGATCGAGCTTTTGAGCTGAGCCACGCTCATGAAGTCGGCCTTCTTGCCGGTGCCGACGATGAAGTCCTGCACAAACTTGTCCGGCTCGACGCCGTCGCGCACCGCCTGCAGCGCAGGGGTCTTCTCGACCAGTCCCATATACATGCGGTTGACGCGTCGCGCGCGGTTGAACGCGTTGATCGAGTCTTGGCCCAAGTCCTGCGCTGTTGCTGGGAGGGCCAGCTGGCTGCCGCCGGCGGCCGGCGCCGCGCCGCGCCCAAGCAGTGGCGTCTCGTCTAGCGCCTGCCGCACCGCACCGAGCGCAAACCGAACGTTGCCGTCCATGCTCGATCGCTGCAGCCGGCCGATGTTCGATTTGAACTGCTCGGCGATCTCGACCGTCAACGGAATCTCCCCCGACGCGAAACCGTTCAGCTTGTTGCGGATGTCGGGCGTCAGAAACGATTCGACGTTGGCCTCGTTCAGCAGATCGCCTGCGCGGTTGGTGAATGCCTGCGGATCCAGCGCGGCGCTGCGCCCGCGCGAGTCTCGAGCCCGGTCGTACAGCTTACCGATCACGTCGCGCGCACGCTCGTCACGGCGCTCCAGCGCGCCGATGATCCGCTCGCCGCCTGCGTAGGCATCGTCTGCCGCGCCGGCGCCAAGGTTGTTCAGCCCAGCCTTGAGAGCCTGATTGTTGCGGTTCTCGGTTTGGCCCAGGAACTGCGCGGTGCTGTCCCGGCTGTTGATGCCCAGCTTGGCCAGGTTCTTCTGCTGCGTGACCACGGCCGGGTCGAGCGTCAGGCCGGCGGCCGTCGGCGTCAGCCCGGTCATGCGGTAATCGGCCAGGCGCCGCACCGCGTCGGGCGACACCTGATCGCTCGTGCGGAACGCCTTGGCCACGTCGTTGCGGATTCTTTGCGCTACCTGGCGCGGCAGTTCGCCGAGCGTGACGCCCGAGTCCTGCAGCGCGTTGTTGATCGTGATGTCGATCTGCTGCGCTTGTTGGGCCGTCGGGGTGGCCGGTTGCATGCGGCGCGCCACGGCGCCGGCTGCGCGCTGCACGCCACCCATTGCCATCGGTGCGCCGACACCAGCCGCCAGGGACGCCACAAGCTGCGCGGTGTCGCCGCCGCCAGTCTCACGCGTGGATCCACCAGCCAGGCCGGAGGCGCCCGCTGAGACCAGTTGCTGGCCAGGGTTGGATGCCAGGAGCCGGGCCGCCGCCTGCGCGGTGCCAGACAGCCCTTGCGCCGCCTTGCCTGCAGCACCCAGCATGCCGGCGCCGCCGGCGACGAGGCGCGACGCATCACCGACAATGCGCTCGCCAGCGGTGCGCGGCTGCGGCAGGCCCAGGCCGTCGGCGATCGTCGCGCCGGTGCGCGCAGTCGGCTTGTTGCCCAGTACGGGCGCGGCCAGTGTGCGCACCGGGTTGCCGACGAACGTGTCGAACAGTTCGCCGACACCCTCGATGCCGTGGCGCGCGGTCAGCCCGACCTGGCGCGGCACATCGGCGATTGCGTCACCGAGTTGCGCACCGAAGCCGCGCTGCTGCGCTGGCGCCGCGTCGAACAGTTCAGCCGACAGGTCACGGCCGCCTTTCTTCGGCGCCGGCGCATCGCCGAACAGTTCATCGGAAAGATCACGTCCTGCCATCACTGGCCTCCAATCGTGTAGCCCTTGGCACGAAGGGCGGCGGTTACTTCTTTCGTGCTGCGCCCGCTGGCGCGCGCGGTGGCGGTGATGTCGGCCAGCGACACCGTCTTGTTGCCGGCGGCGGCCGGTGCTGTGGCTGCCGCCGCGGCGCGCGGTGCTTGCGCTGGCGCGGCGCCCGGCTGCTCATACTGCGACGTGTCCAGCGGATCGCGCCCATAGTTTGCCCGGATGCCGTCGACGTTCAGCTTGCGGATCTGCGCGGCGCGCGTGTTGATGCCGCGAATCTCGCCCAGGCGCTGCTTGACCAGGTCGGTGTCGTTCAGGTTGGTGAACAGTTCGTTCCACGCGCGCTGTGCGTCACCGTCCGTCTGTACGCCGGCGTTCAGGCGCAGCGAGTCGTTGCGCAGCTTCTCAAGCGTCGAGCGGAACGAAGCCTGGTTGCGGCTCTCCTCGGTCGACATGCCGGAAGCATTGCGCGCCTGGTTGATCAGGTTCGACACTGGACCGAACGACAGCTTGCCGCTTTCCAGTTGACCCTGGATGCGTCCGAGCTGGCCATCGATGCCGCTGGCGGTCGACAGCGCGTCGAGTTCGCTCTGCTGCATTTTCAGCGCGGCGGTCGGGATCGGCTTGTTCGTCGGCATCGACGAAGCGGCGCGGCGATCGACCATGTCCTGTCCGCGCGCGGTGATGTCCTGGCCCCGGCGCTGCGTGGCCGCCGAAATCAAAGTGTCGGGCGTGGCAGTGCGATCGAACGATTGGCCGGACTGCAGTTCGAACGGATTGACAGCCACACTTCGGCCGCCCAGGTTCTCGAGCTGCAGCTTCTCGCGCGGAGACAAGCCGTCGAGCTGCTTGACGCTGCCGTCGTCCGCCGTGCGCACCGCCACCGGCTTGCCGTCGGGGCCGTTCACGAACGTGATACCGCTGTCGAACTTGGGCCCGACCTTCGCCAGCGAGCGCTGCAGCTCCAGGCCACGCATCGGGTCGATACGCATCACAGCCTGGATCGCGGCGTTCGTGTCAAAACCGCTGTCGCCGTTCGCACCGCGCATCGCGGCGCTGATCTGCTGCTCCTGCTCGCGCGCGCGCTGACGATCGGACAGGCCGGCTTGCGCTTCCTGCAATTGCACGCCACGCATCTGCTCGAGCTGGCCCGTCTGGCGCGCCTGCTGCTCCTGCTGCTGGTACGCGCCCAGGCCGCTGCCGAGGATCTGGCCCAAGCTGGTAGGCGTGCGCGACGGCCCGGAGGCCTGGAGAATCTGCGCCGCCGCGGCGAGCAGCCCCTGCGATTGCGGCGTGCCGCTGAACATCTCGAAAAGTCCTGCCATGATGATCCTTTAGAAGTAGGAGCCGGAGCCGAACAGGCCGCCCGTTTTGCCGCCGACACCGAACAAGCTGCCGAGCGACCCAGCCATACCCGAATTGCTGCCGCCGGTACTGCCGCCACCCAGCAGCCCGGATAGCTGGCCGCCCAGCAGAGCCCCACCCAAGGCGTTGCCTGTGGGGCTGTTGTAAAGCGGCTGCGAGACGTTGCCGGTGGTCGTGTTGTTCGTCGTGCTGTTGCTGGTGCCGCTGCTCGTGCCGGTGTTCGACGTGGTTGCGCCGGCACCGAGGAATGGCTGCAAGATGCCGGCAGTCGCTCCCAGGCGGCCAACGTCTGCATTGCCGTAACCTGCGGCCGTACCGAGCAGACCCTGCTGCAGGCCAATGCCGCTCGCCATGTTCGAACTGTTCTGGCTGCGCGTGCCCATCAGTGCCTGGATGTTCGTGTTATCGGCCGCCTGGCGCATCGAGGCATCCTGCTGCGCCACACCGTACTGCTGCGCTCCCAGGCCTTGCGTCGCCGAAAGCGCGCGGTTCAAATCGCTCTCGTACGCGTTCGCCTTGGCGCCGACAGCGGCGTTCGTGGCGTTCTGGCCGAACATGGCCGTCGCGCGCGCCAGCTCTTTCTGCTGCTGGCCGATCGCGTTGCCTTCGGCGATGCCTTGGCGCGAGCCGCCGTATTGGCCGGCTGCGATGGCGCCGCCACGGATCGACGGCAGCACGTTCTGAAGCAAATTCTCGTTGCTGTCGTCCTGCATCTGCTGGAAGCCGAGGCGGTTCATCCCGATCGCACCGCCGATCTGTTGATCCAGGTATGGGTTCGCGCCTGGTGTGCCGTTGATGAAGCGGTCGTACGCGCCGGAAAGGTCCATGCCGTTCTGCGATGGCGCGCGCACCTGAGCGGCCTCCATCGCCGGTGCGTCGTACTGGCTGCCCATCAGTGCGTTCGAACCAGCGTAGCCATTGCCCAGGATCTGGCCAGCATTTGCGTTCAGGAAGCTGTTGCTCTGGCCTGATAGATTCGAGCCGCCGTTCGACAGCAGGCCGCCCAGGCTGCCCAGGATACCGCCGCCGCCCATGCCCAGAAGCTGCGCGATGTATGGGTCAAGCGTGTTGGTCGCGGTGCTCGATTGGTTCGAACTCTGCGTGCCGGATTGTGTGCCGTTCTGCGTGCCTGCCTGGCTCGTCGTCGTGCTCTTCGGCTGGCCACTACCGCTGACAGCGCCGCCGATCGCTCCGCCGATTGCGCCGCCGACAGGGCCGCCCAGGAAAGTACCGGCGATTGGTGCGGCGATGCCCACCAGATCTTTTAAAAATCCCATTTTTCTCGTCCTTGAGTGATGGCAGAATGCCGGTTATCCGAGCGGCGTCCATACGCCGTTGTTGTTGAAGTAGTAGTACCCCTCGCCGCTGCCTGGGTTCCAGGTCGTGCCATCCGTGTAGACGATCATCCCCTGCGATGGCTCGCTGGGCGGCGCGGCCATCGGCGCTAAGCGCAGGCTTGCGGCAGGGGCGAGCAAGGCAGCGAACACGCCAGCGATGCGGTTCAGCTCCTCGTCCAGGTAGCGGGGAATGTCAGCCGGGTTCGTCGGCACAGGGCCGGCTGAGTATCCGACGATCGAGCCTTTTGGCACTTTCACCACTTGCCTCCTTTTTTGACCTCGACGTCATAGCTGTCGATTTTCCATTGCACCGCGCTGCCCGACTCGAACCGGATCGCCAGGTAGCGGTAGCTGACCATGCAATCGACCGCGATGTCCTCGCCGATCACGAACTCGATCTCCGCGTCATATTCCGGATCCGCTGCCGGGTCCTTCATGTGGCCGCCGATGCGCACGATCACCGTCTCGCCCGGGTCGCCAGTGATGCGCGGGCGAATGCCGACGATCAGTTTGGTGAACTCAGCCTCTCCGAAGCTCAGGCCGCGCCGCTCCATGTACGAAGCCGGCGGCGTGCCGTTGAACGTGACCGATGAATCGAGCAGAAGCAGTTGCTTGTCCGCCGACGCCATCAGCACGCGCATCAGGTTCGGCGTGAACGCCGGCACGTTCCAGGCGGTCAGATCCGTGATCCAGGCATCGTTGTCCGACGACCAGCTGTCGTTGAGCGTGTTGTCGACCGGACCGTATGCCGCGTGGTGCAGGGCAGGGATGTCGCGGTAGGTGACCGTGCGGTCCTTGTAATTCCAGACCATCGCCTTGTTCGGCACCGTGTTGCCCACTGATGCGTAGCAGACGTACACCTCGTTCAGGAACGGATTCTTGAACACGAACGAGCGGCTGGCGTACTCGGTATCGATGTCGCGGAACAGCTCGCGCCGCGCCACCTTATCGAGCACCGACGTGGCCGACTGGCCATCGTGCACAATCACGTCCGAATTGGTCAGCACGAAGTGGTAGCCGTCCGGAAGTTCCACGATGCAATTACGATTCATCGCGCCCGACGCGCCCACCACCTTGCGGAAGTTGAATACGAATGTACCTCCGGTAAAGTCCATTCGGTAGACGGACTGTTCCTTGTAGATGATCAGGCTGTCGCGCAGGACCAGGCCATCAATAATCGGGTCACTGCCTTCGGCCAGGTCGGTTTCGCCTGATTCCGAATCCTCGTCGTTGCTGGCCCAGCTACCCGGCACGCCACCGGGATCAGCCGGCGATGACCACAGCACCAAGAACGGCCGGTTCGCGCCATCCCGTGTCACGTTCAGCGCGACCAGGAAGTTCTTGTAGGCGCGCATCGACTTGCAGAATGTGTTCGCCGGCCAGTTGTCGAGTGTCTGGAAGCGACTGTTCACGTCGAGATTCCATCGCTGCGGCGGGTCGGCCTCGTTGCCCGGGTTCAGGATCGGGATGCCCGACAGCACCGTGCTGGTCCAGGCGTTCGGCTCGCCGCTGTAATCCACGTCGGCGCCGCTGGTCTGGCGCGTCAGGTTCACATGGTCCGTCTCGCCGTCGATGATCGCGCTGGCGTAGATTTTCTTCTCGCCAGCGTAGATCCAGTACCGCATGTTGCCGATGTTGACCGGGCACAGGTGCAGCGGCACTACTTCCGGCGCGCCGTACGTAGGGCCGTGACCGAAAAACTGCATCGCCGCGCCGTCGAGAAAGCGCACGTTGAGCGCGTCCGTCCAGGCATTCGGCGGCAGTTCGTGAGCGGCCACGTCCTTGATGACGCCGATGCTGCCGGCATTGGGGATTCGGATCATCGGCATATCACCACCAGTAGACGATGACTTCACCACGGCCACCGTTGCCGCCATTGCCGCCAAGCTGCCCGCCAACGTTCTGGCCAGCGGCGCTGCCGCCGCCGCCACCGCAGCCGATCGAGCCATTGCCGCCTGATGTCCCGGCGGTATTTGCGTTGCCATTGCCGCCGCCGCCGCCAACGCCCGGCAGGCCTTCTGCAAACGCTGGGTCGATCACAATGGGCCCGCCATTTGCAGCGGCACCTGCCGTATTAGAACCTCGCTTGCCGCCCGCGCCGCCGACGCCGCCAGTGGTTGTACCGCCAGCACCGCCACCAGCACCGCCGCGCCCGGAACTTCCGCCCGGAGATGTGCCTGCGCTGTTGCCGCCGCCACCGCCACCGTTTTCAGCATTGCCGTTCGCCGGCGCGCCGTCTGGGCCGCGCGCGGGGGTAGTGGCAGACGCCACCACCACACCGAAAGATTGACTTCCGCCTGCGCCACCAAGGCTAAGGCTATTGTTTGTCACGGCGCCACTGCCACCGCTTACTGAAACGAACGAGCCAAATGACGACCCGCCGCCAGCAGCCCCGGAGTTTGCAGGGGCTATAGAACCAGTACCCCCAATCCCGCCCAGGCCGCCGCTGCCGACAGTGACTGGCACCGGCACTGAAACCTTGGAGGCTTCGATCAACATCGATGCGAAGGCGCCGCCGCCGCCGCCACCGCCTGGAACGTTGCTGACGCCGCCACTGCCACCGCCGCCACCCGACAGGAGCTCGACGTAGTACATGGATGCACCGGCTTTCGGCTGGAACAAACCAGAGGCGGGGAACACTTCGAACTTCTGCTCGAACGGATCGGCGCCGAGCGTAACTCCAACTTTCAGCCCTTCGTTCATTGCATGTCCCCCACAAAGGTGGTGCTGACGCTGAATGCGTCCGCGTTGTTGGTTGATGCGCGCAGTTGCCAGCCGGCCGGCAGGATCAGCGGCAGGTAGCCAGCATCCGAGGCGAACTGGGATGCCATGGCCTTGCTAAACGCCGACTTGATCACCGAATAGGCGCCCGTGATCGAGGCATTCGCGCCCGGCGAACTCGCCATCGTGTAGGTGAAGGTGCTCGGCCCTGTGACCGTGATCACATACGAGCCGTTGTATGCCGCCGGCGTGGCACCCGAGACAATCACCGTGTCGCCGGTCGTCAGGCCATGCGGCGCTGCCGTGGTGAGCGTGGCAAGGGCCGTGGTCGAGGTGATCGAGGTGATGGTGCGCGGCACGACAGTCGCAGCGGTCACAGGGATCTCGCGCCACAGCTGCGCGATCTCGGCGGCCTTGATGGTCGAGAAGGCACCCTGCGCGATCGCATTCGTCGTCGGCGCCACCGGCAGCGTGTAAGTGAACGTGGTCGCGTTCGGGACCGTGATCGCCGCGTTCGTGACGTTGTACTGGTCAGGCATGGCGTTCTGCACAGTCGCCAGGTCGCCGGTCGCAAGCCCGTGGCTCGATGCAGTGGTGACCGTGGCGGTCGTGCTGCTGAACGCGATTGAGCTGATCGGCGTGCCGGGCGAACCCTTCACCAAGAACAGGCGAACGATGCCAGGCAAGGTGTCGCCCACCGCCTGCACCTGGATCTTGTCCACGCGCGTGCCGGACATGATCGTCGGCGATGCAGTCAGCAGCGTGCCCATGGCGCCGGTGCCGTCGCGCAGCGCATTCGCCACCGCAATGGTGACTTTGCCCAGCTTCGGGATGGATGCGTATTGTGCTTGCGTGGTCATTTAGACGATTCCTTGTGCTTGATAAAAAAAGCCGGGGACCGGCGAGTTGAGGTAGGCAAACGCGCCGTTTTGGTATGCCAGGAAGTACTGCCCGCTCATTGCAGGCGGCACCGGCAACATCGAGCTGAATGCCAGGTTGTCGACATAGTTTTTCGTGATACCGATCAGGCGGTATTCGGTGCCGGTGTCGACCATCACCACGTACTGGCCGGCGACCAGATCGCCCGGCAGCAGCGGCGCGCCGGTGACGCTGCGGATCGCGCGCACGCCCAGGCCCGACACGTTCATGGTCGGCGCGGCAGTCACGCTCGTGACGTTCGGCATCCAGACCACCAGCGTGTTCGCGGCGTAGCTGATCAGATTTGGCGTTGTCGCAAGCGTGTACGTGTCAACGACACCGCCAGCCAAGCCGCCGACCAGCACCGGGCCAGCGAAGCCGGGGAAGCAGTTCTTGACCGCCGCTTTGATGTTGCGCAGATGATCGTCACCGTCTGATTTCGGATCAGCTGGGCGCGGCGACGTGGGGTCGAGGTCGTTAATCGACACGACCAGTTTTTCGAGTGCCATGTTTTTCCTATGGGGTTCGGGAGTCTGAGCGCACAACCAGATCGCCGGCTGTGCCCTTCGTTGAGTTGGCCGATTTAAGTGCGACCTGGTACTTGCCTTCCCATGTGGCCTGGCCTTCGAGGTTGCTCGTGAAGGTCATCGCCTCGATCATGGTTGCAGCCAGGTACAGCGACGGGTTCCGCTCCATCAGCCAGTTGCGGCCGTCGACGGCGTCATCGAGCGGCGGCAGCGTCATGCGCGCCGACAGATCGAGCTGGTACACGCCATCGGGCATCGGCCCGAGGTAGAGCGCGTCGCCGATCACCGTGTAGTGCCGCGGCGCGCCGGCGCAGCCATCGCTGTAGCGCGCGCGGAATGCATCGGCCGACAGGTAGCTGGCCGGGGCCTGCCACGGCACACCGACCGCGCGGATCTCGACGACGCCCTGCGGCAAGGCCACGACGCCCGTCCCGGCCACAGTCGGCAGAGAGATCGTCGAGTCCATGCCGCGCGCTTCCAGATCCGCGCTCATGCGCTCCTCGGCCAGCATCACCAGGTCGGGAACCAGCGACGCCAGGTCCTTCCGGTGCATCCACTTGATGACCGAGGCCTGCAGCCAGGCATAGTCGCGACCGGTTGGATTCGGCTCTGGCTGCGGCTCTGGTTCCGGCTCGACCAGCACCGGCGGATAAAAGCCGAGCGCAGTGGCGCCCAGCGGGGAATAACCGAGCATTTTCGTTTCCTTCTGCGTTAGGCTGGAACCGACATTTCCCAAATAACCGAATTTGGCTGTGCCTCATAATCTGGCAGCAGACGCAATTTGTTATCAAGCCGAAGCGCAGCCGGGTCGATATAGACGCCGCTGTACGCGCCAGTCGGGTGCGTGATTGCGTATTTTTTCCACGTCGCACCGGAATCAGTGGTGGTGAACAAATACAGCTGGTTGGTGGTGCCGATGGTGGCCGGCACGTTATCGTCGGTCGTTGCTGACGTGACGATGATCTTGCCGTTGTGGTATGCGATGTGCGGGGTACCTGCGTCCTGCACGCCGTTGTGCGCCATCAGGCGCGTGCGCACCCACTTGTTGGTGGTGGCGTTGTACTTGGCCACCCACAGGCTGCGGAAAGCTTCATCGGGATGCTGCCAACTTGCGACCAGCAGCGGCTGTCCATCGGCGCCAATCGCAATGCGCGCGACGCTGGAATTGTGATTGAGGTTGTTGTTCGGAAATGCGATGTCGCTATCATCCGTGCCGCTGACCAGGGGAAGATTCAGCGCCTTGCCGCGCATGGTCGTGAAGGTCACTCCGCCGTCCGTAGATTTGATCAAACTGATGTTCTGGCGCGGGTATCCCGACATCGTGAATGGGCCATCGCCTTGCAGGAATTCCGTGGTGACATACAACGTGTCAACGCTCGAGAACGCAATCTCCATGCCGTAAGAGCCAAGGTACGAAGCCGCGTTACCGGCCAGGAAGTCAGCCCCCTTGCGATCGAACGTGGTGCCGTTCCACTTGTAGATGCCGGCCAGGTAGCCATTGCCCCGCGCGCCCATCCACATACTTCCGTCGAACTGGTTTCGGAAGAAGCGGCGATACGAGCAATTCGTGTCCAGACCGGTAGGCGCGGTTGTTGCAACGAGCGCCGAAATGTCTTCGGTAGGCGATGACAGGCCCTTCCATGGGGTATGGTGCGCCTCGCCATACGCGATGACCTTGCCGTCGTCGGTCACGCACACGCTGCCGTCACGGTGCCCGATGGTCGTATCATGCGTGCCGGTGCCGAGCTGCACGTCCTGGACCATTTCGTACGTGGTCTTGTTCAGCTTGGCCAGCCTCGATTGCTGCACGCCGCCAACGGTCACAGGGGCCACGACATAGACCGCGTTAGCCGTAGTCCAGATCGGCGTGTACAGCGACAGCAGCGAGATCACCTTGGTGCCCGAGTACGGCGTATTGAAGCTCGTCGGAGACAGGTTGCCAGCCTGTGTGACAGTGGCTTCGGCGAGTGCAGGCGCAGGGACAAGCTCAAAGCCGCGAATGCGCATCGTGCCGCCGACGGCATCCTGCTGTCGCCCCATCTTGAAGTGCGAAACTCGCCCTGCATCTTCGCGGGTGAACGAAAACGGCAGCTGAGACCGCTCGACGATCCCGGCGGCTTGAGGCGGGACCAAGTTAATCACCTTATTCGCATAGACGGGCGTGGACGAAGCGGTCCACGGCTCATAAGCGCCGTAGAACTTCACGGATGCGGGCGATGGCTGACCGGGCGCGCCGGCCAGCGACCACAACATGTAGACGTCGTACTTCTGCCCCACGACTGCGGTATCTGCCGTGAAATGAATTTGCCCTTGAGCGTTCGGGAACGCGTACGTACCAACTCCGTCGAAGTCCGTGGCGGTGTATGGCGAACCGGTGCTAACCGCCATCTTCGACGATGCGATTGTGATCGTAGGGTTTGGATTTGCCGCTTGGGCCGTGTACTGGAGAGGCGACGGGTTCGTGAGGCTACCGCTATTGGCGAGGCTGACCGACTTCGCTCCAGCGCTGGCCGGGGTGTAAGTGAACGCACCAGATGGCGCCGCTGTGGTGAGAGACAGCGAAGCCGGAATAAACGTTCCGCCAGCGCCCGAATCGCTCGGTGTTACAACAATCGGAGTGGACGCGGTGCTACCGACAGGGAAGAGTGCAACCGAATAGTTCGACGACACAAGCCCGGCAACGCCGCTGACTGGGCCCGTCATGGTGACGGAAGTCGCGGAATTCCCGATAGGCGTCGCAGCACCAACCGCCTGGTACACTCCGCCGACCTTCAGGAACATGCTGATCACGCCACTGGACAGGCCGGTCTGGAAGTACACAGTGCCGTTGCTGCGGCCGTCCGCGTTGCTCGGGGCATCCGCCGACGTGACGAAGTTCGATGTGCCACTCAGGGTAATCTCGGCGCGCAGATCGGCGACCAGGCTGTCCAGCGCCTTGCTCGCGAGGGTGCAGAACACTTCCTTCGAGCCAGCGGGGAACACGACCGCGGCACCGCCATTGGAGCTTGCATATATCGCGGTGCGGGTCAGCGTGACGGTGTTGGTCAGCGTGTACGCGCCATTTTCCCAGTTGCCTTTGCCGTCATCCACCGAGACGGAAATCTTGGTGTCGCCGACGGAAAAAGCAGAGGCGAAGCTGCGGAATGTCGACGTGGCGCCGCCCAGTGTGATGACGTCGGCGCTGGTGGAGGTAGTCGTTTCTTTGACGCGATCAGCTAGGTTCATATGCTCTACTCAAATAGGGTTGTTACAGTTTTCCAGGCCAGATGCGGAACATGCTGTTGTCGGGGTGCTCGACCAATCGCTTGATGTGCACCTCGTTGCCCATGAATTCGTGGAAAGTAATCTTGTTGTCGTTGCAGTACTTCTCGACAATCACGTTCGGGATGCGTGCGGCGTGCTTGACGTCCGCAGTGCCGTGCGCGCCATCGAGGTGGCGACGCTTCGCGTCTTCGAGGATCGCAGTGCAGTCCTGCGACCGGCCGATGATCAGCCGGTCGTCCTGGGTAATGATTTTGGTTGACAGTGACATGCGCGGTTTCCTCAGCCTGCGCTCTGTTCGGATGCAGTCACGGTGAACGTGCCGGCGTTCGGGCAGAGGATGAACGACGCGCCAGTCGGCAGGTTGATGCCGTACGGCGAGCCGATCGTCTGGTTCATCGCCAGGCCAACCGACAGCGTGCCGGTGTTGCCGTTCGACCAGGTGGCGACGATGGCGCCGCTGGCGCACGTGAGCGGTGCCACGCCGATGCGCGCCTGCATGGTGCACGTGCCACCACCTGACAGCGTGAGCGATGCGGTACACACCGGACTGACCGTGACGATCGCGGGTTTGGCCGGGTTGGCCGCCTGGTAGGGCGTGGTCAGCACCAGCGTGCGGGAAGCGGGCAGGCCAAAGTTGAACGTCGGCGCCGGCGTGCCAGGGTTGCCCTGTGCGCCAGTTGCGCCGGTGTCACCCTTGTCGCCTTTCGTGCCAATCCCCGGCAGGCCCTGCGGCCCGGCTGGACCAACGATACTTGCGCCATCCTTGCCGTCTGCACCAGCGGCACCCTTGAGCGAAGCGAGCCAGGCCTGCAGCGTGCCGCTGAAGCCGTCGACGGTGGCCAGCTCGTAAGCGCTCTTGCCATCGAGGCCATTCGTACCGTCGCGGCCAGGGTTGCCAATTGCGCCTTGTGGGCCGACTGGACCTTGCGGAACAGCCGCTTGCAGCACGCCGCCGCTTGCGACCAGCCCAGGGCCGATGCGCAGGTAGTCGGCCAGGTTCGTGGCAGAGTTGAAGAACACGATCGCGTCGACGGGCGGCTGCTGCGGCGTCTTGAGGACGTTGCCAGTGTTGAACTCGTTCTTCTGCGTGAATACGATGCTGTGAGGGCCGGCAAAGGCTGGCAGCGCGGTACATGCGGCCAGCAGCAGCGCGCCGGCCATGGTCAGGATGCGTTTCATGTGTTCTCCGGGTGGTTGTTGGCAGGCCTACAGGCCTTCGCCGTTCGTGAAGTAGAGGTTGGTCGTGCCGCTGGCGGTGATCGCCGCCACGTAGCTGGACGAGCCGCTGGTGAAGTTCTCGGTGGCGCCGGCCTTGATCGGCATCTTCGCCAGGCTGGAGACGACGTTGACGTCACCGAAGTGCAGGAATGCTGTGGCGGTGCCGTCGTTGACCACGCGCGTGACGCTCGAATTGGGGTCGAGCTGCACCCGCGCCGACGCGACGCCGGCGGCCAGCAGCACCGTGTCAGCACCCGAGGGCGCAAAGGTTTTCAGTGTCATGGGTGTTCCGTGCAGGGTAAAAAAAAGGCAGCCCCGAAGGGCCGCCCGTATCGCTGCGCTTGCTGCTGGTTACAGCACGTCGAGGACGGCGCCGTTTGCCAGCGGGTTGATCGCTTCCAGCGTGCCTTCCAGCAGGATCTGGTTGCGCTCGCTGTCGCCGGTCTTGGCCAGCGGCGTTTTCTGCCATGGACGCAGGGTCGCGAAGGCCCATTTGTCCGACTGCAGAACGAAGACGTCGCGTGCGCGCTGCTGCAGGTTCACGATCGCTTTCAGGGTGCCGAAGTCCGACACGTAGACGTCGATCGAAGCGTTCAGCTTGTTGTCGGCGTCCTTCTGGCGGGTCGCGTTACCGGTGAAGGTCGAGAACGTCTGCTTCTGGGTCGCGCCCATCATCAGCACGTTCGGACGGCCGCCGGCGATGTACGTCTTCTGCAGCGTGTCCTTGAGCAGGGTTTCGGTGAACGCGCGAGCGGTGCCGTCTGTCTGCGCCACGTTGGTGACGTAGTTCGGAGCGATGTAGCCGGCGCCCGCGCTCACGTTCGAGGCAGCCATCCAGCCGACCAGGCCACGCATCTGGCGCGGTGCGCTGGCGGTGGTGCCGTTGCGGGTCAGCGCAAATTCGACGTCGAGCTTCATCTCGGCCGATTTCAAGGCCATCTGCTTGGCCATTTCCGACTTCTTGCCAGCCTTGTCGACGCTTTCCTGGGTGCCCGACACGCTGGCCGCTTCTTTCAGGATCTGCGTGTAGTTGCCCAGGCGGATCTGCGGGGTGACAGCAGTCGCGGTGGTGTCGTCGCCTTCGGCTTGCGCGTTTTGCTTACCCGCGCGCAGTGCTTGGGTTTGCCATTCGTGCAGGGTGCCCGAGGCCTTGGATTTGCCGATCATCGAGTAGAACGGCGTCTCCGACGGCGTGATCATGTCGATGATGTCGGTGAGGTCTTCACGGTTACCGATAGCGGCGGTCGACACGAAGGTATTGGTTGGTGCGGCCATCTTGGCCTCCTAATTTGGGTGGTTACAGGAATTGGGCAAATGCCGTTGCGGCGTCGTTGACCGAGCCGGATTGCTTGAGCTGCTTGACTGCGTTGGTGCGGCCGTCACCAGGTCGTGCCGAATCGGCGTTGCCAGGGCGTTCGACCTTTGGCGGTGCGGCGGCGACCTTCTTGCTGGTCGCACGCGCGCGCTCCATCAAGGCGTCGAACTGCATCGCCTTGCGGGCCATCAGCACGGCGCGGTGGTCGGTGAATTCCGCCTCCTCCGGCGCCAAGCCCTGGCTCACCAGGTACTCTTTGATCTGCGTCGATTCCGCTTTCGCTTTCGCCGGGTCACGCCACTCGGGCAGCTTGGCAAGAAGAAGTTCTTGCTGCGTTGCGAGGTGCTGACGTTGGGCGTCTGCTTGTTCGGATTGCCGCTGACTATTGATCTGCTGCAGCTCTTGCTGGGCCTGTTGAAGCTCCGCGTGTCTTGCTTGCAAGGTGCGTTGCGTCGACAGATAGGTCACCGGGTCGGACTGCAGCAGGTCTTCAGTGAGCTGCGCCGCGAGGGCATTCAGCTCGTATGTTGCTTGGTTGGCGAACGTGCCGAGCTTGTTCGCGTATTCGTCGCGCTGCGACCGCGCTTGAGCGATCTCGGCATCAGCGGTCTTGCGCTGCTCGGCTGCTTCGGCCGTCTTGCGGCTGTAGTCGGCCTGGCGCATGCCGTTTTTGACGTGCTCGGTCATTTCGTCGGCCGTCAGGACCATGTCCTTGCCGTCGACCTTAATCGTGAACGACTCCTGCTTCGGGTCAGCTTCACCAGCAGCAGGATCGATGCCAGCTTCTTCGGCCGCCAGGCGCTCGGCGGTCTGCTCGTCGGTTTCCGGTGGAGCATCCGCAGCAGGGGCGGGCGCAGCTTGATCGTCCGGCTCGTCGGTCAGGCGCGATTCGAACGCGCTGGCCGCGCTGAACGCATCGAGCGAACCGCCACCGGTACTGCCGGTCGTGCCATCCGTAGCCTGCTCGCGGTATGCGGCGCCGGGGAATTTCCAGTATTTCGGGTGCATTCGTTATCCTTCGATCGCGACGATTTCGCCGCTGGAGACTTGATAAGCTGGCGCGCCGACCAGGACTTGGGCATTGATGCCGTTGCCGATGTCGAGCAGGTCGCCGCGCGGCTCGGGGTACCAGATGCGCGTGGTCAGGCGGGCGTCCGCGCGCGCGGCGGTGATGACGTCGAGCCAGTCACGAATCTGACCAGCGGGGCGGGTACCGGCCATCACAGGTTCACTCCCTCCGCCCGCTCCCTCGCCAGTTGGTTCACCTGGTACTCGCGCTCCACGTTTGCCAGCTTCCCGTCCGTCATCGCTGACTCCAGGGTCGATCGCAACTTGTGCAGCAGCTTTACCGTCATCCACAGTGTTTCGCGCCCTGCGGGGTCGCGGGCTGGTGAGTTTTTCCATGCTTCGACATGCTCCTCTTCAATGTCAGCGAAGGCCTTGGCGAATGCTGGATTCTCCAGCACCTGCCGGGCTTGTTCGCCTTGGGTCATACGTTGTTCAAGCGTTTCCATTTGCGGCCATGTCCTGGTTGGATTGTTCTTTCGCGGCAGCCAGCGAGGCATTACCCTGCTGGTCGGCGCTGATCTGCGCTGCCACAATCTTGGCGTCAATGCCGGCGTCAATCTCGTGGCGGCGCAGTGCCAGCTTTTCGCGCTCCAGTGCCAGCTTGTCCATCTGCTCAACGTGCCGGCGCTGCGCATCACGCTCGGACTGCTCGGCTTCAAGGAAGATGCGCTGCTCCTGCTGCTGGGCTTCCAGCTGCTGGCGATTCAGATCAACTTCCTTTTGCGCCTGCGCCTTGCGATCAGACGTTTCACGCTCGATATCAGCCAGCAGTTGCGCCTTCTCGCGCTCGAACTGCAGCTGATCCTTGCGGCCCTGCGCGTCAAGCTGTGCCTTGACCACGGCCGGGTCTTGCTGCGGCTGCTTCTGGGGCATATTCGATGGGTCGGTGAAGAACTGGTCGCTGTTGCGGAAGCCAAGTGCCTCGGTCAGTTTCTTGTCAGCGGCAAACAGGTTCGCAGGGGTGGCATAGCCGATCTGCAGCGCAGTGACCTGCGACTGCTTCAATGCCATGAGGTGCTGCACCAGCTGGTCCTTATTGCCGGTCCCCAGGCCCACGTTTGGCGTCAGGTCGAACTGGTTCGTCCATTCACGCGGATCGATGTTCACCCACCCGCCGGTGAGCTTGACCTGCTCGGGCTTGTCCTGGTACTGCGTGACCAAGCGCAACATCTTCTTGAAGAGACGTGCAAAGCCGGTCTCGGCCATCGTGCGCGCCACCAGCTCCAGGCGCTCATCCGCCCGGTTGGTGACGATGTTCGACTGCGTGGCCGTCTGCGCCACCTGCATGCCGCCGCCTTGGCTCTGCCGGGTGTAGCCGGTCGCTTCCTCGGCGTCGCGCTCCGACGCTTCCATCATCGCCATCGCGCTCGCGATGTCACCGACGCCCTGGTCGAGACGACCGACAGCTTGCGGGTTCTTCACGCGCACAATGCCGCCCGGCCGACTGTTGAGCAGATCGTCGATGTTGACCTGGTTCGGATCGGCCCAGTAGCGGCCGTTCACCTGGAGGTACAGGTTGTCCAGGATCGAGCGTTTGATACTCGTCTTGATCTTCTGGTGCGGCATGGCCAGGTCGGCCGGCGACCAACCGAAGAACTGGTGAGGTAGTGGGATCGACGCCAGATCGACGAATGGGTTGGCGTCGACCTTCTCGCGGTCCAGAATCTGGCCACCAGCACGCATGACCTTGTGCAGGGCGGCGCCGCTGCCATCGAGATCGGCGTAGACGTAGCATTCTTCGAGCCACACCATCCGCGAATCGGAGTCTTTCGCTTCGCCTGGCGCATTCGACATCGCTTGCAGGCCGTATCGGTCGCGCTCAGCCGATTCGGCCGTCTGCGCTGGCTCGTCGAAGCTGATGTCTTCAACGTCGTAGCCGCGCTCTTTCAGGTAGCCGACCGTGCGGCGCACGCGGTGACCCTTGAACGTGTTGTCATCGATGTCCTTGCAGCTGCGCGACACGAACATCTCGTCGGGTGGAATGTTCTCGATACACAGGCGGCCACCTTTGCGGGTACGCTTGACCTCGATGTCGTACAGCATGGCATCGGGCTGCTCCTGCATTGCCATGAATTGCTGCTGCGCCTGTGCGAACTGCTGCGGGTCGCCAGAGGCCATCTGCGAGAGCTGTTGCGCGGCCTGCTGCAGGAACTGGTCCTTCTGCTGCGCGGCTTCCTCGTCGGCATAGGCGCGCTGGCCGGTCACCTCGATCTCTTCGTCTTGGAGCAGGATGGCCAGCTGCACGTCGGTCTGGCCGCGATATTCCTCGGTCGTCTCGGTCGGCGCGTCGTCCCACCACACCTTGATGAAGCCGACCTTCGACTTGAGCGCGTCGAAGATCCAGGTGTAGATGATCATGTAGCCTGGGTTTTTCTTGCGCAACAGGTGGTTCAGATATTCGGTGGCCTGTTTGGCTTTCGGCTCATCGTCGGATGTGGTGCCTTCGAACTCGACGACGTGGTCAGTGCCACAGAAAATCTTCATCAGCGGCCCGTGCATACCCAGCACCGTGTTTGCCACGGTGGTATCGACGACCGACGATCGGCCTTCGATCTCAGGTGGCGCCAGGTCGCCTTTCGGCACGCCTTGGAAGTAGTACTCGGCCTTGGCGCGCGCTGTAGCGAGCAGCCCGCCGTAGCTGGATTCTGCATTGGCGTCCTGCATCTCGGCGTCGGTGAGCGTGCGCAGGTCGTCGTCTGTCATTTTTGCCATGCTGGCGTCTTCCACAAATACACGCGGCCGAGCAGGTAGATCCGAATCCACCGGCCTGGCACACAAAGGGAGAAGGTGAAGTAATGCCCACCCTCATTGATTGCAAAGATTCCGTGCCGCTTCCATTTCGTCACGGCACGATCGATCCAGCTGCGCTTATTCATCAGGTGCTTCCGAGTGATTTGTAGTTGAGCGAGCCGCCCCAGGGCTTTGCGATGTCGCCATAGGCAATCGCGTGGCGCCGCATCATGTAGGCGTAGCGCACGGCGTCAAGGATGTCGTCGCGCACCTTCGAGATCTTTCCTTTGGAATCCCGGTGGTACTGCAGGAACTCGTCAAAGAAGTCGCGTAGGCCGGCAAACACCTTGAAGCGGCCACTGAGCATCAGATCACGAAGCTCGAACAGACCGGCCTCTACGCCGTTGCCGCCGTCAGGCCAAGTGGCCTGCTCGAAGAGCATGTTGAAGCCTGCTTCTTCGTAGTAGGCCTTCTGCTGCTTCGCGCTGCCTTTCTCCGTCTGTAAGCCGTCGGCTGGCCAGGCAGTTGGCACGCCCTTGGCCCAAGACTGGACGGCGCCCCACGCTTCGATCGGCTTGGTGTTGGCTTTTTTCCATGCCTTAGTGACGTAGAACATGTCGCCTTCCGGATCGAACACCAGCTGGACCTGGGACTGTGGGTGATCCCAGCCGAAGTCCATGCCATCGATGACGCGGAAGTGTTTCGGAATATCGAACGGCTCGCACGTGATGGCATCTTCGGCCATGTCATAAATTCGTCCGTGTCCCAGCATCGGAACTCCTTTCGTTCGCATGTCGCGCTGGTGCACAGGGAAGCTGGACAGCAGATTGGCTTTTGCCGTCTCGCTCAGGTGCGGCGCATCGTCCCAGCCCTTTTGCATATACATCTGCGCGGGGGAGGGCGTGTCCATGAATTGGATGACCAGGTCCGTGCGGCCGTTCTCGGGGGTGAAGGTCAGAATGCCGCGCCCGCCTGCGCCGTTATCACCGGTGGCAGTACGTACCAGCACCTGGGGGAAGATCTCGGTGTCCTGCGGCTCCTCGTCGATGTGGAACCAGTCAACGCTGTCGCCCATCAGTGCATGTTGACCCTGGCTATACGACCAGAACTGGATGATCGCGTCGTCGGCCTGCACGTCGCCGCCGCCGATCTGACGCACGTACACGGTGCGCAGCGCGTTCGGCGTGCCAGCCATCGACTCGTAGCCCTTGATGTGCTCGGGAGGGATCAGGCCGCCGGAGAAGTTACTGCCATCCTTCCTGCCCAGGATCGGTTCTTGCAGAAGGTCCCGCGTCTTTTCGCCCGAGTAGCCCAGGCACCAGATCAATGGCGCGTGGCCAAACGTGTGGCCTTCCCAGTCGTCCGGGTAATCGCCCAGGGCGTGGATCGCGTCGATGTAGGTACCGGTGTAGGTCTTGCCGATTCGGTTCGCGGCGATCAGGCAGACTTGGGAGTGGGTGAGAGTGCCGGCCACGAACTCACGCTGCCAGGCATACAGCTGACGGTACAACTGGCGGTAGCGGTAGACCCGGGCGCGCCGCTCGCGCTCTTGGAGCATTGCCAGCAGTAGCTCTTTCTCGGCCCTACTTGTCACTGTCATGGCCGGCGGCCGCACTCATTGCGGCGATCTGGGCGTCGAGCTGCTCGTCGGTGAGCTTGCCGACCTGGTGCTTGACCGGGCCGCCGCCGTCGCCGGTGAGCTGCATCTTGTTGCCGTACTTGCGCGGCTTCATGCGCTGGGCCTGCTCGACCCGCGCGTGGATGCGCAGCTTGGCCTTGCGGATCGAGTCGGCATCGACGCGGCAGTTATCCGCGATCTCGACGATTTCGTCGACCAGGGTGTCGGCCCGCTCGTCGGTAGCAATCTCGTACAGCTTTTCGAATTCAGGGTGCTCGCGCAGCCAGCGGAACACGGCCGCCTTGCTGGGCATTCCGTCGAGTTTGCACACGGCGCGGATGCTTTTGCCGTCAGCGATCGCGGCGCAGAACTTGGCGGCCAGCTCGGGCGTGTAGGTGGTCGCGGTCATGGGGTACGGTCAAAAGAATGGCCCGGCAGCGTGATGCTGGCCGGGCCGGAAGCTCCGCCGAAGCGGAGAGAGGAGACACAGGGTAGGGCGGCTATCGGGCCGCCTGGGTGAGCAGCGCGATGCGCGCCAGCTCGAGTTGAATCAGCACCAGCACCCAGCGGCGCTCGGCTTCGTGGGATAGCTGAAATGGCACGGTTGGTCCGAAGAGGGGTTGGAAAACCCACCAGAGGAATGGGCCTTTAGAGTCACATAGTATGGAAGAACTAACCCAAAGGAACCCATGAAACTCAGCGTCAAAGAAGTTACCAGCCTTCTCGATTCAGTAAGCCGTTTAGTGCGCTCGTTACAACAGGCGGCCATTGCCTTCGCAGTGATAGTCGAATGTGCACAGCGGTTGTGATGTGCCGGTTACAGCGTCCGGCGCCGGCAGCGCGTAAGCGCCGGCTGTCTGGTCAGCACCAGGTCGTTTCTAGCGCCAGCGAACACCGGCGCGGCCTTGGAGCCAGTAGATGTATGCCCAACTGCGGCCGACCAGCACAGTCAGGAGGAGACAGGTTGATGTGAAGCCACCCCAGTCAGCGAAGAACTTCATCATTGGCTCCAGAACGCAAAAAGCCCCGCGTCATCGCTGACTGCGGGGCTTCAGGAATCTTCCGTACACGCCGCAGGCTCCCTTTGGGAACCGGCCGCGTCTTGATCGACGGAAATAAGTTGTGACCAGGAATTTACTTCATTGCTTTCCTTCTGTCAACGTCAGGTCTTGGAATTCGAGATAGGTAAGCGCATGAAGCACTTCTTTATAAACATGAATCCCGAATGTCATTAAATCATTTATCAAGTTTTCAACAGTCGAAGTGGGCAGCTCGATTGGGTCCCCTGTTTTCGTCTTACCATTGCGGTGGACAAGATCGTGCCTGATAGTTACCGAGCGCGAGAGCGCACTTCGAATTTCCTTACTCGGGAAAACTTCAATATCGAGTGCTAGTTCATACAACTTGGCGATTTTAGATAAATTATGGTACTGGATGCCAGCTAAGTATTCGCGGACGTGATCTGTAACTACGTTCGGATTTTCGTAAATGCGGACAAGTGAGATGGAAGTTTTTTTCAATTCGCTCTCATTAGCCAAAAGACGTTTCAACGCGATTTTCTCTGCCAAGACCGTTCTCATCAGCAGATCGCCCAAAAACGCCTCCATCGCGCCGATAGCACTTGCATAGACCATGCGATTTACGACTGCAGAGGATTGAAGAATGGACTTTTTACCGCCGATTCCATGCTCTCCAATAATTAGCTGGAGCCGATAAATCGCGTCCTTGTACACGGCGAAGGGCTCATCAGGTGGATCCAGATTGAGCCAACCATGTTCGTCGTCATCATGTTCGAATGAAAAAATTGCGTCATCTGCTTCCACCTCAACGTCAGGATACTCAGAGAATTCAACTGCACAATGTGACGGGCTATTTTGAACATGAGCATCGAATACGGTCTCACATAAAGGGCATTCAATATCAATATCATCTTCCGATAGCGAGTCACCTGGCGAGTCGTGAGACCAGTCAACTTCAGGCACGTAAACGATGACCGCTACTTTTTCGCTACACTCAGGACATATAAAACGTACTTCAGTTTGAACTTGACCCACGTTGCCTCCAGTTAAAAATTTGGTGGATCCATCATATCAAGGTTTAATTTTGGCAACTGCTGAAACCTCCTTGCTTGCCGTCTCAATCGCCGTCTGTGCAGTGCGGAATAGCCGCACAAACTCAGTCGCCGGGTGGCGCGGAATGGACAGCTTCCGGCATACAACCTCTGGCCGAGCTTGATCGATGTAGCACCACCACAACAGCAATCTGTCGAAGGTCTTTAGCTTGCGCATTCCCAGCTCTAGCAAGAGCGCGTCGTCCTCGTCGACCTTGCGTCGCTCGTCGCTGCCGCCGGCGCTCCCCAGCTCGGCCTTGCGCAAGCGCTCGCAAATGGCACCGGTTTGGCTGGCCGCCGACACTGGGCCGTTAGCGAGCGTAGCCCAGCGAGCCCAGTTCTCGAGGCGGGATCCAATGTCGCGGCGTTCGTCAATCACTCGTCGGCCCTCCACGAATCGCGCCACACCTGGCGGCCATAGCACCAGCCCGCGGCCCAGGCGGTAGCATCCTTCGGCAGCCGACTCGGCGTGCAGTGCGGGTTCTGCCAGGCAGCTACGCCGTCTAGGGAAGCCACGGCGCCGGCGTCGAAAGCGGCGCTGCCGGAAGGGACCAAGGCCGCGCGTGCGCGCTCCTCCCGCGCGGCGCGTCGAGCCCGCTCCCGGACGTTCATCCGGACGAGAAGCCACAGGAGCAGGGCAGCCAGCGTGAAGAACGCCAGCGAGATCAGCGCGTTGATGACGTGATCGTTCACGCGACCTCCGCGAGCAAGCTGGCCTGTGGCTGCACCGTCGCGATTGCGGTGATTGTCACGACAACGCGCGCTTCGCCATCCGGCTCCATGCGTTCAGCCGTCAGCCGACGCACCCACTTGTCATCCTCGATCGCCACGTCCTTGAGCGCGTCGAGCAGCACCTTGTTCGCGTTGTCCAGGTCGAGACACTGCACACCGTCGTCCCAGGTAGCGCCCAACTTGCGCTGGCGCGCCTGCCAGTCGAGCGGGCGATGCGGGAACAGCTTGACGTCGATGCGCACGCGGCCGGCGAGCGGCGCGCGTATGCCGGCGGCGCGACACGTCGCTTCGACCAGGGTCTTATACGCCTTCGCTTCGGGCGTCACGTAAGTCATCGCCATGGCCTTGCGCGCGCCCTTGCCGGGAATCGTGCGCGTGGCCCAGTAGCGATTTGCGCTGATCGGGTAGGGAAGGGTCAGGGTGATCATTTGGTGCTTCTCCTCGTTGTTGTTGTGGCCCGGCTCGCGGCCGGGCGTGGTGGTGCTGGGTCAGCCGGTCAGGCCCGGCGGGTTCGCATCGGCCTCTTTGGACAGACCGTCCGGCGTCCAGTAACCGAGCATGCCGACGACCAGGTTCTGCACCAGGGCGTCGGGGTCGAAGTCGTTTTCAGTGCCGTTGATCGTCGCGCAGCGCACGGCGTAGCGGCCGGCGGCGCGGATCTTCTCGGCCCACTCCTGACGCTCCGGATCGTCCGTGCCCTTGCGGAACACCATCGGGGGCACGTTGTAGCCGCGTTCTGTCAGCCAATGGTCGGCGGGCAACGGCATGCTGAGCACAGCTGCGCCAGTACCGTCTGGCAGACGCTCCACGTGCTCGAGCGTACCGCCGACGGCATTGGCCAGCTGCTGAACCGGATGGGAAGCCGGCAGCATGGCCTCGGCCTTCTTCGCCTGCTCGACCTGGTACGGCATCCAGTGCCAGGACGGGAAGCACAGCGGTTCTTGCTCGGGGTCCGCATGCGTGACCGAGTCCATGGGGCCGCATTGCGTGTCGCCTGCGTGATGCCCCAACACTTGCAGGTTCACGTTGAAGTCGCTGTTGACGCCCACGACGATCGCTGCGCGGAATTCGCCGTCCTCGCCGCGGTACCAGACGATGCGGCCGAGGGTTGGTTTGATGGTGATGCTCATGTTGCTTTTCTCCTATGGTTCTGCGGTTGTGGCGCTCTCGCGCGCGAAATGGTCTCGGTCAGGTGGGCATGTCGAAGCCGACACGTTCGAAAGTCCCTACGCTCGAACCCGTGATCGGCAGCGCTGCTTGGTCGTTGCTGGCATCGAGCACGTCGGCCAGCAGCGTGCGCAGCGCGTTCTCCAGCCGCTCGAGCCAGCGATACCGCTTTTCCCCCGATGGGTGGTCTGCGTCCGGGCGCTGCCAAAGCAGGTCAGGTCGACCGTGCGCCTGCAGCTCGCGCTCGATCGTGGCGAACGCTGCGCGTGATGCCTGGGTGCCAGGCTTGTCGTGGAACCGGACGTCGTGCACGGCCATCGACAGCCAGCGCAGCCTGTGCATCTCGTTCGTGATCATCTGGAACCGGCCGGCGCTGGCGCCGAAGTGGGCGAAGCACCACCATTCCGTGGATCCGGTCGTACTTGTGGCCATCGAGCCGATCAGCGGGCAGCCGTAGGCGGCGCACAGGTGCTGTGGTCGGTCTGCGATTCGGTCGTCGTGGGTGTGCGTCATGCTGCTCGGCCTTTCAGCGTGTCGATCTTGGCTTGGATGCGTGCGGCGAAGTCGTGGTAGCTCTCGCCACCGCGGGCGAACATCCCGAACTCACGGCCTTTGGCCTCAATGCCCTGGTTCGATTTCTTCCAAGCCCAGTCGTCGTTGCGCGGCTTCTGTGCACCTGGTGCTGGTGGCGGAGCGGCCTGCTCGAGCAGGATGTTCGAGACGATGCGCTCGAGGTACTTGACCGGGATGACCTCGTCGGGCTTGGCGGCTTTGGCCTTGGTGATGGCGACGTTCAGAATCTCGTCGGTAACCTTGGGGTCTTGTGCCCAGGTCACGGCGACGATCGGGTTCTGCGAAGTGGTCTGTACGCCCTGGGCGCGTAGCAGCAGGGCGATCTGCGTGTTGCGCGGCATGTTCGCGACTAGGTCGGCGGGGCTGTCCAGGTCGACCGGCGGCGTGCTCGGGGTTGGTGGGGGCGGTGTTGACGATTTAGGTTTACATTCTCCCTGTCCCTGTCCCTGTCCCTGTCCTTCTCCCTGTCCCTGTCCCTTAAGAGTGTTTTCCAGCGGAATTCCGTCGCCCGTTTCCTCAGTTCCAGCGGAATCGAGAGCGCTTTCCGGTGGAATTCCTGCGCTTTCCTGCGGAAGATCAGCGGAATTCGTGCCCGGTTCTGGTGGAAGTGGCAACAGGGGACGGCCTTCTGACTCGCGTTGCTTGTTAGATTTCCGGACGCGATCACATTCTTTCTTCCATGCGTGATGCAGCTTGGCCCGCCAGCTTTCCAGCGCTTTCTCGGCGACGACAGGGTGATACAGGCGGCCATCGGCACACTTCACCCAGCCATGCAGCGCGCCCTCGCGCAGGTTCATCCATTCCTTGACCACGCGACCGTAGCCGGCGGCCTTGGCCAGGAAGCGATCGTCGTCGGGAAGGGATGCAGCGGGTACCTGGTGCCAGGCGGCGCTCCACAAAAGAACACCGGCCCAGCAAGCCTCGGGTGATTCGTACGCGGCCATGTCGCTGTCACGCAGACGCGCGACGTCGAGCGGCATGAACGCGAAGTCCTGCAGATTGCAGTCGGGTGGGGTGAGCGGCGCCGGCAGGGCGCCAGTGGCGATCGTGGTCATGGCGGCGATGCCTCGCACTGTTCAGCCGCGCATTTGTCCCACTCTGCCTGCCAGGTCGCGATCGCGTCCGTCGAGTGCCAGTTGAAGTTGTGCCCGTCACGACCTACGCCACGAGCAAACGCAGCGCGCGCCTTCGCGCGGATCATGTCGAGCGAGATGATTGGTGTGTCCATTATTCGCCTGCCTCGTCTACGACCTTGCGCAGCTGCTGGCGCGCCATGTACTCGGCCTGCTGCTTGCGACGGTCTTCCTTGTTCGCGATCGCATCCCGGTCGATGGCACGCCAGGTGCGCGCCTGCAGGGCGATCTTGTCTTCCGCCGAATACTTCGGCTGCTGTGATTG